CTTTTTGGTAAGTCCAGAAGGCCAGCATGAGGGCTGGTCTAGCACCCGAAGTCCCACCTCTATTACAAGCAGAATCTTTACTCGAAGTGATAAAACACGCCGTGCTTATTCAGGTAATGCGAGTTATGCCTTACTTGAGCCTAAAAGCGGTAAAGATCTGGCCAAGCCTAATGTTTTTCCTGCACTTCTGATGTGTGGTGTAAATACTGCAGTTAATAATACCGTGTTGATTCAGCGGCCGGCTGGCCAAACTTGGGATTTAAACAGTCCTAATATTGCCATCATTGTGAATCCTGACGGTGAAAATGAAGGGTGGGAGATTATCAGGCAACCAGACCAGATTTTAGTTAGGGTCTATAATCGGAACGAGCTCAATACAACTAATTATAATGGTCTAGTCAATTGGGCAATCTTTCAGGTAGAGCAAGAGCCGGATCTATACCGAGCAGGCACTTATGACATTATTATTCCAGCTAACAGCCAGGCTGAGATTCACCTGGTAGGATCAGGTGGCAGCGGTGCAGGCTCATTGTGGGCCTCTGATATATCGGGTGCTTGGCTAAAGATGGCTGCAGGTGGCGATACGACATTTATAATTGGGGATGAGGTTCACTTGGTGGCGGGTGCTGGCCAAGGGGGGTATCGTGGTGTTTGGAACAATGGTAGTGCATATATTCAGGGAGTCGCGGGGGAAGGGGGTAAGGCTAAGATCCAGAAACTAGGTAAAGCCAGTATTTTGTCACAAAGTGATGGCCAAAAAGCTTTTTTAGAAACAGCCCATGATTGGTGCAATCGTGATACCAGAGGCGGTTTAAGTACATATAAGTATGGTGCAGGTGGTGAGGGGGGATATACAGTAGAAACCCGTAAGCACCGCTGTTATGGCGCAGGTGGGGGCTCTGGTGCACATATTGGATTTAAGTATCGCAATATGTCAAACCTACCCATCACGGCAAAGTTAGTTGTCGGTAACTTTGGTGCACCGGATACTGTCGTTCCTGAGGTTAATAACGGTAAATCTGGTGAAGCTGGTTGTGCAACTGTCCAGATTGGGCCTTTATAGTGGAACAAAAAAAATGACGCCCTAAGGCTATGGCCACAATAGCGTTATCTTAAATCCAAGGTAACGCTATGAATCCAGGTCAAGAGCTCACGCATTTGGTTAAAACAACAATTAATGCGAATACTCAATCTATCGAAAATGAAACTATTTTTAAGGAAGGTGAAGATATTATTCTTCACAGTAAGCATGAGGTAAATATTCCAATTGGCGCCGTTTATGACATTTCTATATCAGGTGATGTTAATAGCGATACCTTAGTCCGCACATTAAATACTATGAATAATTTGGCGGGATCAAATGCTTTTCGCTTTATTAATGAAAATGATGCCACAGATATAGATGCTATTAAGTTTGGTGCAAGTTATGACAGTGTGCTTAAAACCTTTACAGGATCCGCACCAGTCAATACTACAGTCCGTGTAGTCTTTGAAGATGGTAAAAGTCGAACAGCTACACCAGATAGCTTAGGCGCTTGGTCACTGGCTATTACAGAAGATGATCTGCAGTACGGCGGAAATACTATTATTTTAATTAACGGTACACGTCAGGATCAGATTATTACAATTAATATCGAACGTGTGGCACCAGTCAATCCATTTAATCCTAATTTTACTTATGCGGTTAATCCCCTAGGTACTGGAGCCACGGGTACGGTATTAGATGCTCGTGCAATTATAAAAATATTTGTAAATGATCAAGAGTATTCAGTTAAACCGGCCCAAGATAAAACTTGGATTTGTTTATTTGATACGCCCCTAAAACACTTGGATTCTCTATCTTTTAATGTTGAGTACCAGGAAATAACCGGTCAAGAAGAAGAATTTATTTTTTATAAAAATAGTGCTGTCTTAGACGTATTGAAAGGACAAACTATTACGGGTACCACCCGGCCATTGACTAATGTTCAAATCAAAACTTCTACCTATGATCCTTTATTGACTATTGCGGATGATTCAGGCCTATGGACCATCAGTTTTGCTCACGGCCTGGCACAAGGGGAACAGGTAGATGTTTATTTTGATGAGGTGAAATATACCTCATTTAATTATACGGGTAAGCCAAATGTTAAATATGAACTAACTGCTCGAATTGATAGCACCAGTGCAATATCTGGAACGGGTAAGCCTGGTGAAACTATTACAGTCTACGCAGGAGATAACCCGGTATTTAACCTTACGGTAAAAAGTGAGGGTCAATGGTCCACTGTGCTTGAAATTACACTGAAACATGGCCAAGACGTTACAGTGATAACACCTGCAGGTGAGCGAATAAGTGTTGAATATTTAGCAGAAGCTAATCCAAGTGAGCCGCCTTTAGAGTCTCAAGGTCTTACGGCATATATCAGTGCTGACGGATCTAAAATTTATGGTAAGTCATTGTACGAAACAGTCTCTATTCAATTACCTGGCGAAAGTGAGGCTACTTTAGGACCTGTCACACAAGGGATGTGGGATTTATTCCTGCAAACTCCTTTACAGCCTGGCGATGTAGTGACGATCTCTTCTGGCCAGGCAATGCAAACGGTTCAGTTTATAGAAATCCAGACATTTACTGCTGAATTGAATAGTACCCGAGATAAGCTCATCGGGGTAACAGATCCAGGAATAAAGGCGACGGTCCGTATTGTATTTGATGATAATTCTTTGATTGAACAGCCTGTAACGGGGGGTGCTTATGAAATCGAATTGGGACGTATGGTAGATCCAGTTAATGCAATTGTGGTGAGTTGTACTAATGAGTACGGCGTAACCACTTTAATTAATATTTCTTAATCTCAAGTAATTGGAGTAGACCCAATGCAAAACGAGTATCGCATTGCTATCAGAAAATTGCTTGAGACGTCTAAACGCCGTGGCCAGCAGTATAATTTGCGTCACTACCAGATTCAGACGGATGAGTTAAACGATCCTTCACTTGTCAGTCTACGTTTATATGGTTCCCGTAAATATGTTGATGTGGTGCTGGTTGCATGTGGGCTCTCCTATGCTCATGAGTTATTGCCGCTGCAGGCATTTTACTTTCCAACCCTGCAAAATATCCTGCAGCTACAAAAAAAGCATGAGGTGGTGTAATGGTTGCACCTTTTCATGCGGATGAGTTCCGTAAACGTTTGATGGAAGCGAACCTTAAAAAAGAGGCACGTCAATCCATTACCGATGAAAAAAAGAATCGTAATATTGCTGAGCAAAACGATAAATATAAGCCAACTTTCCTACGGCCCAATGATGTGGCCGGGGAATATGACTTTAAGCGAGCTCTCAAAACAACACTGGGCGGCTTGGAGTTAAGAGATATTACCTTGGCCGATCTGGATGCGTTTCAACGCAATATTGAAACCATTGGAACATTGTATAAAGGCGGAATCACTATCCCGCAAATTATCAGTTTGTCCCGGGGAGAAGATATTGATAGGGCTAACCGCGAAATACATACAGCACAGCCAGTATCACGGCGCGCCGGGGATATTATGTTTATAACCAATTCAGGTCCGAATAGTGATAAACCGAATCATGTTGTAAATGTTGAATTTTTATCTTATGACAGTATTGTCTTAAATCCTAAAAAAGAGAAGCAATCAACCATCAAAAACAGATTGGCCAACGGGAAAGTCAAGATTGAATGCAGTTGTGGTCGTTTTACTTATTGGTACCGCTATATCGCAACCTTGGGAAATTTTGTTCACGGTCGTAAAGAAGCAGGTTTTCCAAAAGAGCGTAACCCGGATCTTACCGGTATTGCCTGTAAACATATTTTAAGAACAGTACATTTTATTCGTTCGCCACTTGGCCAAACATACTTACGCCGTGCTATTGAAAAGGATCGAACAAAACAGCACGGCCGCCGTTACAGTGAAACAGCTAGATCTATGGCCAAGATGCTGGATCAGCAAGTTATTCAACAACAGTCTGTGAAATATGAAATTAAACCTGCAGTTGCTAGCGAAGTTCGCAAGTTAGTAAAACGAATTGAATCCCAAACTAAAGTTCTGCAGCAAAAGCAAAGTAAATTAGATGAAAAGGACCGCCGTATAGCTCGGCTTAAAGCCAATTACGCTGCAGGCCTGATAGATAAGCGGGACTTTGAATTTTATATGGGTGTAGAGAATGCAAGAAAGTATTAATCCTATTACAAGTAAGGTCTTAAATGGCCGTAAACGCATGATTAGGCGTATGGTTTTAACGACAACTACGGCTATTCCAGCCTTGGTATATGCAAAGGTCATCTTAAACAAGATTACTGAGGGAGACGGCGCAAGTGCACCTTGGGGCGGCTTGGGCGTAATGGCCGAAGATGATGAGCATGATTTTGATTATGTAGAGAAAGGCTTTGCTATGGTCTTACTCGACCAGTTTACCGGTGCAGCATTAAACAAGGGACTTATAGCCGTAGATTCTGCAGATCCATCATTTATGGCAAATATTGAGCCTTTCAATCACGATGAGGATATTTTTAAGCAATATGAAAATACAACCGGTTGGTATCCACAGAGCGGTGATGTGATGTGTCTGTTGATCAGTAGTGATTATGCTTTATGGGTAGAGAACGTTGGCCAGCAAGGACAAACTCTGGTAGCTGATTTTGGGACCAAGTATCTGTTAAATAAACGTGATGATTTAGCTTATCTTAAATTGTTTGAAAAACGTCCTGAACCACCTATAAATCCTTAACTTTCAAATTTGGGAACAAAAATAATTAGCACTTTTTAAGAGCCTCAAAATTACCTCATTTCAACGGCCACTAATGGCGAAATGAGGTAAAAATGGCTTTATCCAAAGACGAACAGAAATATTACAACGCGGCACAGGCCGAAATAGCTGCTACAGCAATATTTTTGCAAAAGTATCAAGAAGCCCGTTCAAAGGCGGGTGTTACTACAGTTGATGCTTATGATAGTTGTCATTCCGAAGGCGAAAAGCTGGGTGATATTGAGGGTGTAATCCCGAAAGTATTGATTGATATTTTTGATAGCATTCATCCTGATGGCAAAGCTTATGTACTGGGTGGCATTGAAGCGGGTATCAAAGGCTATCAAGCGGCGAACGGTGGCGAAATGCCTCGTGCTGATATGGTGGCATCTGCCTTATCTGCAGGCTTACAAGCTGCAAAAGAGATTGACGCATACGACTCTGCAAACGGTACTCAATTAAACGCTGCAGGCATGGAGTCTAATGCCGTTGTACCATCTGCAACAGTTGTAGAGATTGCTACACGTATTGCCAATTCAATGCCATTAGTTGCATATCTGCCTAATTCTAATGGTTCCAACGTTGTACCTATTATTTACGGCCGTAATATCGCTAAAAACACATATGGCGAAATTAAAGCGGGTGATTTCTTGGATGGCCCGGGTGCTTCTCTTCAATACTTTGATCCGCAGTTTGAGTTCGCTGCAGTTCAAGATGCAAATGATCCCAAAACCTATACGTTAAGCCCGACCATTGCTTATGCAGATAATTTAAAGCGAACCCCAGCGCCAAATGCAAAGCCGTTACCGTTCATTGGTGGCCGTGTACGGATTAATGTCAACGGCGTAGAAGTTGGTAATGATGCCACACAAAATCACGCTAAATTTCAGGGTGAATCTGCAATTATTCCAGTACCAGGGCATAAGCTTAAAATCGGTAATGTGGAAGTCAAAATGGTGTCCGGTACCGCTGATCTGGACGATAAAACAATTGGTGTTACTTTTGCAGAAGATTTGCCAGCTGATACCGAAGTCACAATTAATCTGATTGCTGACT